GCGCATCGATCTCGCGCGGGCGGCTATGCCATCCCGCGCGAGATCGATGCGCTGGTCGATGTGACGCTGGCGAGCATTTCGCCGATCCGCGCCATCGCCAACGTGGTGACGGTGGGCAGCGCGGGCTATCGCAAGCTGGTGGCGTCGGGCGGCACGCCGTCGGGCTGGGCGGCCGAGACCGGCGCGCGCGCCGAGACCAGCACCGCGACCTTCAACGAGATCGCGCCGCCGATGGGCGACCTCTACGCCAATCCGGCGGCGAGCCAGACGATGCTCGACGACGGCGCGTTCGACGTCGAGGCGTGGCTGGCGGACGAGATCGCCCGCGAATTCGCCCGGGCCGAAGGCGCGGCGTTCGTGAGCGGCAACGGCACCAACAAGCCCAAGGGCTTCCTGGCCTATGCCACGGCGGCAACGGGCGACGGGACGCGCGCGTTCGGGACGCTGCAGCATGTCGCGTCGGGCGCGTCGGGCGCATTTTCGAGCAACCCGGAAGAGAAGCTGATCGACCTGGTCCAGGCGCTGCGGCCGCCGTATCGCCAGGGCGCGGCGTTCGTGATGAACTCGGCGACGCTGGCGCGGATCCGCAAGTTCAAGACGAGCGACGGCGCGTTCCTGTGGCAGCCGGGCATCGCCGCGGGGCAGCCGGCGACGCTGCTGGGCTATCCGGTGGTCGAGGCGGAGGACATGCCCGACATCGCCGCCGGCTCGCTGTCGGTTGCCTTCGGCAACTTCAAGGCCGGCTATCTGATCGCCGAGCGCGGCGAGACGCAGATCCTGCGCGATCCCTATTCGAACAAGCCGTTCGTCCACTTCTACGCCACCAAACGGGTCGGCGGTGCGGTGACCAACAGCGAGGCGATCAAGCTGCTGAAGTTCAGCGCGGCCTGATCGCGAACGGGGGAGACAATCATGAGCGACAAGTTCGAGAACCGGGCCGACTTCGTGTCGGCCCCGGCCACCCGTTTCGCGCCGGTGACGCCGAGCGATTCCGCCGACCTGAGCGAGCTGCCCAAGGCGCTTTACATCGGGATCGGCGGCACGCTGGTGCTGCGCGGTGCGGACGGGGCGGCGGTGACCTTTACCCAGGTGGTCGGCGGGACGGTGTTGCCGGTGCGCGCGCGGCGCGTGCAGGCGACGGGCACCACCGCCGGCGCGATCGTGGCGCTCTACTGATGGTCGCGATCGTCGCGGGCGCGCAGACCAGCGTCACCGCGCTGGGGGACGGGAGCTGGCAGGTGCAGAAGACGGGCGGAGCCGACGGGCATTTCGGTGCCTGGGCTGCGTCGGCCGAGCCGATCGCGGGCGACTTCGTGCTGCGTGCCGAGGATCTGACGCCAGGCAACAATCTGTTGTTCGGTGTCGCGGCAGATCCCGGCGCGAGCGCGGGGTACATGGACCTTACCCATTCCTGCCAATTCTATGGCGCGGAATTCTATGTCTATGAACTGGGCGTCTATCGCCCGCCGATCCGCGTTCATTCGGGGGTCGCGTGGATCGCCCGGCTGGCGGGCGTGGTGAGCTATCGCACCGGACCGGACTTCGCCTCCGCGCCGATCGCGCGCGAGGTGCCGGCGGACGCGGCGCCTTTGTTCTTCGACTGCTCGATCGCCAGGGCGGGCGGCACGATCGCGGTGCGGTTCGAGCCGCCCGGCGCGTGGATGGGCGCGCCGCGCCCGCCGCGCCCGCGCATCGACCTGACGCTGTGAGCCGGGGAGGCATGACATGACGCTGGAAGAAGCGAAGGCGTATCTGCGCCTGGACGGGAGCGGCGAGGATGCGCTGCTCGGGCGGATGGTGGAGACCGCGACGACGCTGTGCGAGGCGTTCACCGGCACCGTGCTGGTCCGCCGGGAGTTCGTCGAGACGGTTGCGGCCGAGCGCGCATGGCAGCGGCTGGCGCACGCGCCGGTGGTGGCGATTACCGCGGTTGCGGCGGTGTCGGCCGGAGGGGAGGCGGAAGTCCTTTCGGCCGATGCCTATGCGATCGACATCGACGCCGCCGGGACGGGTTGGGTGCGGTTGACGCGAGCGGGTGGCGCTGCGCGGCTGCGTGTCACCGCGCGCGCCGGGCTGGCCGAGGTTGCTGCCGACATTCCCGCCCCGCTGGCGCAGGGGGTGGTGATGCTCGCCGCGCATCTGTTCGACCGGCGCGAAACGCCCGGCGCGCCGCCCGCAGCGATCGCGGCGCTGTGGCGTCCGTGGCGGCGGATGCGGCTGCACGATGCGGAGCGCGTGACGTGAGCGGGCTGGAAAGCCGGGCGGCACGGCTGGGCGCGGCGCGGGTCGCGGTGGTGGCCGAACGGCTGGCCGACCGGATCGTCGAGGCGGTGCCGGGCGTGGCGGCGACGGCGCAAGCCGATCGCGTGGTGCTGACCGGGCGGGGCCTGGCGCGGCGGGCGGTGACCGATCCGCTGCTGCGCGATCCGGGGAGCTGGCTACGATGAGCGTTCAGACGCGATTGCAGGGCGCGCTGGTGACGGCGCTCCGGGATCATGCGCCGCTGGGCGCGCTGACCGGGGTGTTCGACGCGCCGCCGGTACGTGCGGCCCTGCCCTATGCTGTGGTGGGTGAGGCGGTGCTGGGCGACTGGGGCACCAAGGACATGGCGGGGCGCGAAGGCCGCGTCGCGGTGCTGCTGCACGATGGCGGCGAACGCCCGGCGCGGCTGCGGCTGCTGGCGGGCGCGGTCGAGGCGGCGATCGAGGCGATGCCGCGCGAGCTGGGCGATGGCTGGCGGATCGCCAGCCTGACCTTCGTACGCAGCCGGATCGTGGCGAATGGTGCGGGGCGCTGGATCGCGTCGAGCGAATATCGGGCGCGGATGCTCAGGAGCCTTTGAAGGCGGCACCGGCCCCGGTGCGGAAAGATGGAGAATCAAGATGGCGGCGGAGAAGGGAAGTGCGTTTCTGCTCAAGGTGGGCAATGGCGGATCGCCGGTGGTCTATGCGACCGTGGCGGGGCTGCGCACGACGCAACTGAGCGTCAATGGCGAGGCGGTGGCGATCACGTCGAAGGATTCGGGCGGGTGGCGCGACTTGCTGTCGGGTGCCGGGGTGCGCAGCGTCAGCGTGTCCGGCGCGGGGGTGTTCACCGGCAGCGCGGCCGAGGTCCGGATCAAGACCAATGCGCTGTCGGGCGTGCTCGACGATTATCGGCTGAGCTTCGAGAGCGGCGAGACGATGACGGGGCGGTTCCTGGTCACGCGGCTGGACTATGCCGGGGATTTCAATGGTGAGCGCAGCTACACGCTGAGCCTGGAGAGTTCCGGGCCGGTGGTGTCGGCGTGAGCGCCAATCCGGCGCGGGGCGAGGCGATGCTGCGCGTGGCGGGGCTCGATCTGGTGCTGCGGCCGAGCTTTGCCGCTTTGGTCGCGGCGGAGACGGAACTGGGGCCGCTGTTCGCGCTGGTCGAGCGCGCCGCCGAGGGGCGGCTGGGGATCGGCGAGATGGTCGCGCTGTTCTGGCATTGCCTGCGCGAACCGCCCGAGGGGCTGACGCGCGAGGCGTTCGGAGAGGGTGTGGCGGCGGGCGGGCTGGCGGCAGCGACGCCGGCGCTCAAGACGCTGCTCGGGCAAATCCTGGCAGGGCGATGAGCATGTCCGCCGAGCCGCGCTTCGCCGAAGCCGCGGCGCGGCTCGCGGGACAGGCCGGGGTGGCGTTCGGTTGGTCGCCGGACAGGTTCTGGGGCGCGACCCCGGCCGAACTGATGGCGCTGGTGCAGGTACTGTCGGGCGCGGGCGCGAACGATGCGCCGCCCGACAAGAGCATGATCGCGGCGATGATGGAGGCATTTCCCGATGGATGAGGAAATCGAGCGGATGGTGGTGAGCGTGCGCGCCGACACCCAGGGCTTTGCCAGGGATGTGGCGGAGATGCGCGGAGCGATCGACGGGCCGCTGCAGGCTGGCGCAGCGCGGGCGGGCGATGCGATCGAGCGATCGCTGCTGCGTGCGGTGCGAACCGGGCGGCTGGGGTTCGAGGACCTGCAGCGCGTCGCGATGAACGTGCTGAGCGAAATCGCGGCGGGCGCAATGCGCGACGGGATCGCCGCGATCCTGGGCAACGGTGGTGGCGGGAGTCGTGGTGGCCTGGGCGGGCTGTTCGCGAGCCTGTTCGGCGCGCCGGGACGGGCGACCGGCGGGCCGGTGTCGCCGGGGCGTCCCTATTGGGTCGGCGAGCGCGGACCCGAGCTGTTCGTGCCGACCGCGAGCGGGCGGGTCGATGCACTGCCGGCTGTGGGCGGTGGCGGGCGTGACGTACGGGTGGCGATCACGATCAATGCGCCGTCGGGTGAAAGCGCGGGCGCGCTGCAGCAATCGAGCCGGCAGGTGGCGCGTGCCGTACGGACGGCGCTGGCAGGGGTCGAGTGATGGGCTGGTGGTTTGCGCGCGAACGCACGGTGCAGGAAGAGGGCGTGATCTCGCGCTTCGACCCGCGTTTCTGGACGGTCAATTTCCCGCGCCCGATGATGGCCGCGGTGACGACGATCGCGCCGGACGCGCTGCGCGTGGATGCGGTCTTCTATCGCCAGGACGATCTGGCGGGGCTGATCTGGGAAGCCGAAGACAAGCACGATCACCCGCTGCTCGCCTATGAGACCAGCCGCGATTTTCGCGGGTGCCGGTTGCGCTTCCGCTGGCGCTCGGGCGGGGTGGTGGCTCTGGATGCGGTCAACGGCCCGGTGCTGACGATCGAGGGGCGCGACGCGGGCGGCGCGGCACGCGCCTGGTATGTCCGGTTGTGGAATTATGCGCTGGGCGCGCCCGAGGATGCACTGGTTTCGCTGGACTTCGCGAACCTGGCAGGCGGGTTCATGCTGCCCGGCGAGGCGGATCCGGTGTGGGCCGGCGACATCGACCGCATGTTCGTGAGCCTGGTGCCGCAAGGCTATACCGACGCGGATGCGCCGCTGGCGGCTCCGGTGGAAGGCTGGGCCGAGTTGAGCGGGGTCGCGGTCGAGGGGCCGGGGGCGGTGCTGCGTATCGGCGACGTGGTCGTGCCCGAACATGGGCTGTCGGTCTGCAGCGGCTATGACGACAGCTATCACCTGACCCCCGCGCGGTTGCTGCGGAACGCGCTCCAGCTCGGCTATCGCGGAGACATCGTCCATTATGTCGGGATGAGCCATTATTTCCGGCTCGAGCCGGTGTCGGGCGGCTATTATGCAAGCCTGACCGGCGGCGCGCTCAACGCGCCGTGCGCGGCGTGGCATCGCGATTTCGCAAGCCGAGCGAAGGCACTGGGGTTCGGGTTGATCTGGTCGCTCAGCTACGAGCTGTTCGACGCGCATTGCTGGAACGACTGGAAGCAGCGCGCGGCGGACGGATCGCCCGCGCTGACCGGATGGACGCCGCCATCGACCCTGCTGTCGCCCGCGCATAGCGGAGCCATGGCCTATCTGCACGCGGTGGCGAAGGCATTCGTGTGGATTGCGCAGGGTGCTGGCCTCCCGGTCAAGTTCCAGGTCGGCGAGCCATGGTGGTGGGTGATGCCCGACGGCCGCCTCTGCATCCATGACGATGCTGCGAAGGCGGCGCTGGGCAATCCGGCCGGGCAGAATGTGCGCGAAAGCCCCGATACCGGGGTGCTCGATGCCGCGGGCGCGCTGCTGGCAGCATCGACCGCCGCGCTGGGAACCGCAGTGCGGGCGGAGGCGCCGGGCGCGGTCTTGTTGCTGCTCGCCTATCTGCCGACGGTACTCGACCGCCTTGCGCCGGAACTCAAGCGCGCGAACCTGCCTATGGGCTGGGCATCGCCGGCCTTCGACGTGCTCCAGCTCGAGGATTATGACTGGGCGGCAGCGGGCAATGACGTGGCGAGCGCGAAGGGGATCGCGCTGGCGCAGGCGCGGCTGGGCTATCCGGCCGCACGCCAGCATTATTTCGCCGGTTTCGTGCTCAATGCGGAGGATGCGCATCAGTGGCGCGGAATCGCCAGAGCAGCTGAGGCGGCGCGGCGGCGCGGTGTGGCCGCGACCTTCATCTGGGCGCTGCCACAGGTGATCCGCGATGGCTTCGTTCACTTCGATCAGGAGGATGACATGCAGGTGTTCGACGACGTGCTGTTCCCGATCGCGCTGGGGCGCGAAGCAGAGGTGGCACCCGAGGTGTCGACTGCGATCCTGACCAGCGCGGGCGGGCACGAAGCGCGCAATGCCGCCTGGGCGGAGGCCCGCACGCGCTACGATGTCGGACCGGGAGTCCGCAGCGAGGCGGATATCCGCGAACTGCTTGCCTTCTATCGCGCACGAATGGGGCCGGCGCGCGCCTTTCGGTTGCGCGACCCCTTCGACGACTGCTCGAACGACGCGGGTGAGCCGGGCGCGACCGATCAGACGATCGGCGAGGGCGACGGCCATCGGCAGAGCTTCGCGCTGGTCAAACACTATGGCGACACCGAACGGCGGATTGCGCGGCCGGTGGCGGGCAGCGTGCGCGTCGCGGTGGATGGCATGGAGACTGCGGCGTTCGAATTGGGCGCCGGCGGGGTGGTAATATTCGATGTCCCGCCTGGTCTGGGGGCGGTGGTGACGGCGGGGTTTCGTTTCGATGTCACGGTGCGCTTTGCCGAAGATTCGCTGAGCGTGAACCGCGCGACCTTCATGGCCGGTGCGGCGCCGAGCGTGCCGCTGGTCGAGGTGCGCGAGGCATGAGCTGGCTCGACGAGCCGCTGACGACGATCGCACTATTCTGGCGGGTCGAGCGGCGGGATGGCGTGGCGATCGGGCTGACCGCGCACGACCGCGATCTGGAAGTCGATGGCTTCCTCTATCGCGCGGCGCCGGGGATGACGCCCTCTGCCATCCAGCGCAGCGCGTCGTTCGACGCCGACAGCATGGACGTGACCGGAGCGCTGAGCGGCGCGGCGATCAGCGAGGCGGATCTGCTCGCCGGGCGCTGGGACGGGGCGCGGGTGGTGTTGTTCGCGGTGGACTGGAGCAATCCGGCCAACCGTCAGGCGCTGGGCGAGGGGACGATCGGTGCGGTCGAGCTCAAGCGCGGGGTGCTGACCGCCGAGTTGCGTGGGCTGGCGGCGGCGCTGGAGGCACCGGTGGTCGAGGTGACATCGCCCGAGTGCCGCGCCGAGCTGGGCGACAGGCGGTGCCGGGTGGCGATGGCCGGGCGGCTGGGCCGGCGGGCGGTTGCGCTGGATCGGCGGCGGCAATTCGGGGCTGGAGGATGCGATCGGCGCGTCTGCAGGCGCGGTGGTGACATTGCGGCGCGAGCCGCGCTTCGGTGCGGCCGGCGCATTAGTGGAGGTGAGCGAGGGATGCGACAAATCGATCGCGACCTGTGCCGCGCGGTTCTCCAACGCGGCGAATTTTCGCGGCGAGCCTTATCTGCCGGGGATCGACCTGCTCACCCGCTATCCGGGGGCGTGACGCCGCTCGAGCGCGCGCGTGGCGCGATCGGGGCGAAGTTTCGGCTGCACGGGCGGAGCGTCTCCGACGGGCTGGACTGTGTCGGGCTGGCGGGGCTGGCATACGGGACCGAGGTGCCGCGCGGCTATTCATTGCGGTCGGACGATGCGCGGGCCGTGATCGCCGCTGTCGCGGCGGCGGGGCTGGTGCGGGTCGACGATGCGCGTGCCGGGGATCTGGTGCTGTTCCGCGCGGGGCCAGGGCAGCTGCATCTGGGAATCGAGAGCGAGGATGGCGTGATCCATGCCGATGCGTCGTTGCGGCGCGTGGTCGAGCGGCCGGGCGCGCCGCCCTGGCCCGAACTGATGCGCTGGCGGTGGTTCGAAGCGACGGAGGGGTGAATGGCGACGCTGGTGTTGAGCACGATCGGCGGTGTGATCGGCGGACCGATCGGCGCGATGATCGGCAGCATGGCCGGGCAGGCGATCGACCGTGAATTGCTGTTCAAACCCAAGGGGCGCGAGGGGCCGCGGCTCAACGAGCTCAAGGTGCAGACCTCGAGCTACGGCACACCGATCCCGAAACTGTTTGGCACATTGCGTGTCGCGGGATCGGTGATCTGGGCGACCGATCTGGTCGAGCATCGCCATCGCGAGGGCGGAAAGGGGCGCCCGACCGTGACCAGCTACAGCTATACCGCGTCGTTCGCGGTGGCGCTGTCGGCGCGGCCGGTGTTGTCGGTGGGTCGTATATGGGCCGACGGCAAATTGCTGCGCGGCGCGGCGGGCGACTGGAAGGTCCGGACCGGGTTCCGCCTGCATACCGGCGGCGAAGACCAGCCGGCGGACCCGTTGATCGCTTCGGCCGAGGGGATCGGCCTCGCCCCGGCGCATCGCGGCATCGCCTATGCCGTGTTCGAGGATCTGGAACTGGCGGACTATGGCAACCGGATACCGTCGCTGTCGTTCGAGGTGATTGCCGATCCCGCGGCGGTGCCGGCCGAGGCGATCATCGAAGCCATTTCGGACAGGCGGGTTGCCGGTGGGGACACGCTCGTGCCGATCGAAGGATTCTCGGCCTATGGCGGATCGCAGCGC